ACCCCTCAAATTGCGCCGCCGACATACTTGCCTCGATCCCGTCAATACACTCAATTTCTCCCTGCTTATAATGCGGGGGGTGGTTCACCATGTCCGGAACTATGGTTTTGGTCATCGGTCCTCGATCCGCCAGATGCCGATGCCGGTCCATTCCTCAGTATCGACTAGGCGCACTGCGAAGTTTTTGGGCGCATTGTTTTTCTTAAAACGGGAAACAAGGGTGCGCACCGTTGAAGCATGCTTCCTTGATTCTTCCTTGCTCAGTGGCAGTCGTACTGACTGGCCTTTTTCCAGGTACTCCAGCCACAACTTCCATTTAACGTTGGTTTTCTTGGGTTCCGGAATCGGTTCGTTGCCGGCAAACTTGGCTACATATCGGTAACGGAAAGGTTGCGGACCCTCCTCTTTAACGAAGTCCTTGTAGGTGGGCCATTTTTTCATTTTATTCTCCATACTCGCCATGATTTTCCGTCTTCCTGAATCCTTCTGCACGCCTTTTGGTTTCGAAAATGCATAAGGGAACACAGTTTATTTGTTTCTGTTTTGTTTAATAAAACGGAATCCCCTACGTTCATCTGTGCAGCAATCTCTGCATGGGGGCCTATTCCTGGGCGACCCTGTTGCTTAGGGACAGGGATATTTTTCTCTATCTTGTATAAACCGTTTCCATTGACCGCTTTTTCTTTTAAACGAGCGGCTACTGCTTTGTGACCGTATATCTGTAAGAACTCGTCCTTGGTCATCACGGTTGGTTTACTCTTCCCGTGTTTCTTTTTCATACCCTCTTTGACTTCTATCAACAGGTGAGGGGGAAAAGTTTTACAGGACATGAACAAACTCATTTCTTCCATGGTCAACGGATCCTTGACAAGGGTCTTGTTGTCCGGCTTGAAAAGACGTTTCTTGATCACGGTATAAATAACACCCTGTAATTGGTATTTGTTCCTGCGCCCAGGCTTTTCTTTCAGATCAAGTTTTAAATCCTTTGCCAGGATGTTACTTAAATGGCACGCCGCCCCTTTCAACTGCTTGAAGGTACCGGGAGCCTTGGGGTTCTTGAATCTAATTTCTCTACCCATTAGTCTTCTCCCTGCGAGTGAAAAGATCCTCGTCTATTACATAATGCTCACCACTGTCTGCCAATCTTAAAGCCATGGCAAGGGGGTGAACCAGATACTCTGCATCCGGAAAATGTGGCACCAAAAAACCTTTGGCGAAATCTGCGGCTTCATCTTCATCGGCAAACTCTCCGAAAAAGGATCTTCCGTCTTCATTTGCCATTTCCACACAAAACTTTTCGTATTGGCCTCTGTTTTTGTTTTCTTGTTTACTCATTTCCCCTGCCTCCTGTCAATATAGACCACCGGCACAGCTTTAAACAAACGCGTGACCGCATGAAAAAAGCTGACTCTTTCTCTACCTTCTCTGAGAGCAAAAAAGCCGCGGTATTCACAGCCGTCAAAGTACCATTGGTCCCAGAACCCGGATTCTTCCGGATGAGTTTCCTCGTCAAGACCATACCTCTTATTAAGGGAGTTTAAAAACGCTTCCTTAAAGCCGAACTTTTCCAGAAGAAAAGCAAAAAGGCTGATTTCATACTGTTCAGTATAGGGGCTGGCGCAATGGGAAAAGCATGCATAGAACCTGATTAGTTTATTCATGGTCCTGTTCTCCTCTGCCGTCCAAATGGACTTCATAGGAACCGCCATTTTGACGGTAGTTTTCCCTGATAAGCTCGGTAATTTGTTCTTTGGCCGTGGTCTGAAAAGCCTTGGAAGCTGTTTTCAGCTTTAGGTAATCTTCGCGGCACAAAGACAATTCCAGTAAAACCCAGTCACGGTTGCACTTGGGGCAGCCGTAAGCGATTTTTTCTTTGTTGTTCCCGATATGGTTTTCCCAACTCATTTGGAAAGGACCATGTTCCGGACACACAATATGGACTTGTTTATCTGCCATTGGGTTAAGGGGAGAATGGCCCTCGGGAGGATTCCCGGACCTTTTTCTCTCGATCTGTTCTTCTTCTTTTTCATTTATATTATGTATAACCATTATTTTGCCTCTTGTAGTTATTATTTGTAGACTTCTTTTTACTCCTTTGTTGCCAATATGTCAATCCTTTTATATTGTTTTTTGTTATTTTCTCTGTTCCCAATCTCCTTCACAACTTCCTTCGAGGTCCTTGCCATGAATTTTTTGAGCCTTTCCTCATTGCTCTCCTTGCCCATGCGAAAAGAACCATCAGCAGGATCTTCTTTTTCAGGAAGACCGGGAGAATAGACAACCAGAACATAGAACCACTTTGGGTCTTCATATACTCGCATTAAGTCATCCCAGCGTAAAAACACCCTTCGTTCCCTATAATAGAACCACCCTTTGTATTTATGGTGCTTTTGGAACGACTCTATGAACATTTACTTCCTGAACTTTTCTACGTCCAGTTCCACGTCCTCTGGCCAGAGGTCCCCGGACCCCTCCATTTTCTCCACGATCGCATTGACCTTGGCGATGCCTTCAATTTTCTTTAGCCGCTCCCAATCCCTATTGACGAGTCTTCTTATATACTCACTGACATTGCGCCAGCGTTGGTGTGCCAAGATGTTCAGGTGCAACTGCTCGGTGGCAGTGAGCCTGAGATTGATTTGACGGTTACGTTTTTCTTTCACTGAAACCATTTTCTAGCCTCTCCTAATACTTCATTGGATATACTGATCTTGTTCTTTAGGGACGCCAAGATCTTTTCGTCCACGGTATTCTCGCATACCAGATCAACATAGGTGCAACTTTGTGCCTGTCCGATCCGGTGAATTCGGTCCTCTGCCTGTATCCGCAATTCCAGGTCATAGGAATTGGAATAAAAAATCATGTGGGAAGCCGCCGTTAAAGTCAGCCCCCGTCCTCCCGTGTGTGGATTTGACACCATAAAACGGAGCTTGCTCTTGGGGTCCTGAAACTTTTCCAGCACCTGTTCCCTTCTTATCTGGGAGGTCTTGCCATAATAAGAGGCCACACTGTCTGTCCCGAAAACTTCGCCGATGGCCCTTGTCAACTCCTCGATGTCGGTTTGGAATACGGCAAAGATGATTGCCTTCCCTGAAATTTCCTCGAGCACCGACAGCGTTTCCTTGACCCTGTTATTCGGTAACAGCACCAAAGCCCCATCGGGGGAGCGGATACTGCCCGCAACAATTTGCTGCAAACGCATGATCTGGGTAAGCACCGTTTGCGTGGTATAAAGTTGCTCTTCTATCATCATCAAGGCTTCCTTTTTCATCTGTTTGTATGCCTTTTTCTGTTCACTGGACAATTCCACAAGGCGTTTCATGTAAACCTTGGGTGGTAGATCGAGGCATTTGTCCTTGGTATAGCGGATCGAGAAATCCTTGAGCGTTTCCTGCAATTCATCCATGCGGTGGAAGCCGACCACTTCCTGAAAACTGTGTGAGCCTACGCGTCTTTGTCTGGTAATCGCATAGCGTGCCTTGAAGGCATAGTAACTTTTGAAACCCAGAAGGTTGGGATTGAGGAACGCACACTGGCTGTAAAGATCCAAGGGCGTTTTGGTGACAGGAAAGCCGGTCAGTATTCTTTTATAAGGGGCGCTTCTTGATAAGGCAAGAAGATTTTTGGTGCGCTTGGCTTTGGGATTCTTGATCAGGGTGCTTTCATCGACTGCCAACATGGCATTGTGTCCGTAAATGAAAGCCTTGGCAAACTTGACTCCCTTGGCAGTGGAAAAAGACTCAACATTCATTACCATGATCTCCAGTTCTTCGGGATGCTCCTCGAGCACCAGTCGGCAATACTGCCGTTTCCATTTTACCGTGTGGTTGGGTTGCCATACAACGACTTTGTATGGGATCCTTCTCGGTAAATGTATTGGTATTTCTAATTTGTCCCAGTTCCTTAAGTTTCCTTTGGGTGTGACCACCAAAAGAGCGTTTATTTTTCCTGCTTCAAACAGGAGGGCCGCGTTATCCAATAAAATCTTTGATTTCCCCAGCCCCATTTCCAAAAACAGGGCAAACTCCGTGCGATGAGCAGATTTTTGTAGTGTTTTTTCTTGGTGCTTATAGGGTTCGGTCTGATACTCGTAGTTCCTCATTCTTTTTTCCTTATTTGAGTCAATTCGGTGTTGACAACACAAGTATAGCTGATCTATAATGGCTATGCAACCTGAAATAGAGGACATTTGCTATGAAACGAAACGAAGAAAAACAAGAAAATATTGTCGACCTTTTTGAACAGGCTGTCGAGAAAAAAGTTACAAAACTTGACGACAGTTCCCTTGATTCCCTAAGTAAAGATATGGATAAGCTGCTCAGGCTGGGCGGCACCATCGGCAATACCGAAGAACGCTTGAAGCGGCTCAAGGAAGCCTATCGGGAACTCTCCGAAGAAACCATTCCTTTAAAGATGCAGAACATGGGCATTTCTGACATTCGCATGGATGACGGTTCAAGGATTTTAGTTGAGCCTTTCTATTCAGCCCGTATTACCGAGAAAAATAGGAACAGTGCGCACTACTGGCTCCGTAAAAACGATCTCGGTGACATTATAAAGAACATCGTCAGTGTCACCTTTGGCAAGGGAGAAGATGAACTGGCAACACAAACAATGGACGCTCTTGAGAAACAGGACTTGATGCCTTCTCAAAAAGAAAGCGTTCACCCATCCACCCTCAAGGCTACCATTAGGGAGCTTATTGAAAGTGGCAACACCGCGTTCGACAGCGGTACGCAGAAACTTTTTTCTGTTTACACAGGTCAACGCACAAAAATAACGAAATAACAAACCTAAGAGGAAAAAGTTATGGCAACAAAAAGCAATGGTAGTAAGTCTACCACCAGCCTTACCGCCCTGTTTGAAAAAGCAGTGGGTGAGGGACACGGCGAAGTAGGCGCAGAAGATTTAATCACTCCGCGCATACAAATTATACAAGCACTGTCCCCTGTGCTACAAAAATCAAAGCCCGAGTATCATAAAGATGCCCGCTCCGGAGATTTTTTGTTCACCGGGAACAACACGGTTATTGATGGCGAGGCAGGATTTTTATTTATCCCTTGCTGGTATGACCGCAACTACGTTGAATGGAACCTGCGTGAAAACGGAGGTGGACTTGTGGGTGTGCATCCTGCTAATTCTGATATTATTTACAGAACCGAGCGTGATTCACAGTTCCGGGACATTCTAACGCGCAGCGATGGACGTAAAACACAACTGGTAAACACAGGCAACCAATACGGTTATCTGGTTCTTGACAGTAACCCATTCAAATGTGTTATTAATATGTCCGGTTCACAACTGAAACACTCCAGAGCATGGAATAACATGAAGCGTTCCCAGTTTGAAACAGGCAAGAAAGGAAAATTCAATCCTCCTTCCTTTGCTTATTTCTACAGGATCACCGCTAAGGAAGAGTCCAATGATAAGGGTTCTTGGTTTGGCTACAATATCGCAGTAGATGCAATGTTGTCCGGTAAAGCAGGCAAAGCCCTGTTTGAAAAAGGACAAGAGTTCGCTGCTTTTTGTGCCGAAGGCGGAATGCAACCACAACTTGCAGGAACGTCCTCAGAAAAAACCGCAATTGAAAATCAATCTTCTAAAGACTGGGAATAAGTTTCGGTTTAGGGTCCTTGTCCTTTCTCCTAATTATTTAAAGGCAAGGACCCGCTTCAAGGGCCTGCATGAGCAAACTAGCAACACAGTTTATGTCAATTTTCTCCGGTCTGGAGAGAGCTTACGGTATCTATGAAATAGTAGGCACCAAGCACACCACCAAAGGTATTAAAAAAGACGGTAGGGGACGCACCTTGCAGGAGCCCTTGTCCTTGGTCCGCTGGCAACAGCACCTACAAGGAGAAGTTTCCCTGGGGGTCATTCCCCTCAAGGATGACGAGACCTGTCAATGGGGCTGTATTGAC